TTCCCTTCATGAGATCAAGAAACGTTGAATTTGTTTCTAAGAGAATGAAACCACTTACGAGAATGTATGCATTCTTTGATGGCGAAGATGTCACTAGATTCTGCGTTCCAAAACTTCTTGAAATTAGCATGGTATCTGGAACATTTGCAGTTGGCGAGACTGTGACTGGAAGAATGAATAGAACTGGTTTGGATCAAGATACAGGAAATACTGCTGCAAACATTACATTTAGAGTTGCTCAGTCAAATCATAGAGAGGGTCCTTATGATGTTCCTACAGCGACTTTTAGAGAAGACCCATATAATAATACACCACTCTCTGGATCGTATTCATCAACATCAGAAATTCTAAATGTTGATACCTTCTCATTATCTGCTGAAGCTCAAGGTGAATTCTTTGGGTTTGTTGCACCAGGAATGGTTCTCACAGGAGGATCAAGTGGAGCACAAGCAACAATTAAAGATGTTAGATTGCTCTCGGATCTTGCTGCTAATTTGACTGGTAGTTTCTTTATTCCAGATCCAAATTCATCGACTTTCCCGGAATTTGAAACAGGAACTAAGAGTTTCACTCTTATCAATGATCCCGATAATAATCAAGATCTCTGCAATACAATTGCAGAAGAAGCATTTACGTCCTCTGGTACTCTTGAAACTATTCAGGAAAACATTCTTTCAATTAGAAATGCACGAGTAGAGCGTAGACAAGAATTCCAGGAAAGAAATGTAAATCGTGACCTTGGAACTCAAGTTGTTGGCGCTAGAAATGTTGCTACTTCTAGAAGAGATCAGATTATTGGATGGTATGACCCTCTTGCACAGTCCTTCCTCGTAGAGGACGATACCGGTGTATTCTTAACCAAGTGCGACATCTTCTTTGCTACTAAAGATGACATGGATATACCTGTCGTCTTCCAGTTGAGAACCATGGAAAATGGTCTTCCAACTCAAAAGATCATACCTTTCTCTGAGATTGTTATTGCTCCTGAAGATATAACAACTTCAGCTGATGGTTCCGTGGCAACCACTGTTGAGTTTAAAGCACCCGTATATGTTGAGGGTGGAAACACTGAATATGCCATATGTCTTGCATCTAACTCTACCAAATATAGTGTTTATATTTCTCGTATTGGAGAAAATGATCTTCTCTCGGATACGTTCATTTCTAACCAACCATATCTCGGATCTCTGTTTAAATCACAAAACGCATCAACATGGGAACCAAGTCAATGGGAAGATCTTAAGTTTACTCTTTACAGAGCAGACTTCATTGAGAGTGGATCTGTTGAATTCTATAGTCCCGAACTGACAAAGGGTAATGGAATGATTCCAAGACTCATGCCAGACTCACTTATTCTTAATACTAAAAAAATTAGAGTTGGACTTGGTACAACAACTGGTGATACTGGATACGAAATTGGTAATACATTCTTCCAATTAGGCACTCAAGCCAGTGGAGATTTAGTGGGAGTTGCAGCAAAAGCAACCACAATTTCAGTTTCTAATGCTGGAATTGGATATACTCCCTCCACAGGGTCTAGAACCTTTAATAGTGTCAATCTGGTCACTTTGACAGGTAATGGTAGAGGCGCTGTTGCTGACGTATTTGTAAATGCAGGTGCAATTGGTGTTGCCACTATCACAAATGGTGGTTCTGGTTATCAGGTAGGCGATGTAGTTGGTATTTCCACGATTGGTATTGCAACAGTTGGAAGAAATTCTAGACTTACCATCACTGGTATTGGAATGACAAGCGAACTTATTTTTGAAAATGTTCAGGGTGAGTTTGTGACAGGCGTTGGTAATACCTTGATGTATGTTAATAGTGCAGGTGTCACAACTCAATTTAATTTTAAAGACGCTGTAGGGGTTGGAAACACAATCGCAAATATTACTACCGATACTGATGGATTACATATCAAAATAAATCATAAGAATCATGGCATGTATTTCGCTGATAATAGAGTTGCAATTAGCGATGTTCAACCTGATATTAAACCAACAAAACTTTCTGCAGAATTTACATTAGGTTCTACTGGCGAAATCTCTGTAAATGATGGTGCTAGTTTTGGAACGTTTGAAAATGTTGGTGTTGGAACAACTAACGTTGGATTCCTAAAAATTGGCAATGAAATTATTGAATACACTAATGTAACTGGTAATATTATTGGCGGAACTATTACCAGAGGAAACAATCAGGCAAACTATCCAGTAGGAACGCCAGTATTTAAGTATGAACTTGGTGGTGTTAATTTACATAGAATTAATAAAACACACAATTTAAATGATGTGACAGTTGACAATCCAATCACGTTTGATTCGTATAACGTAAAACTTGATATGTCAGAAACCTTTAACACAGGAACTGGCACAAGCGGAGACGATAGAAGCAACGATGTTGGGTTGCCCAAGTTGTTTATGAATAGCACCAAATCAACTGGTGGATATGATATTAGGGCATCTCAAAATATGCCTTTTGAAATTCTCACCCCCATCATTCAAAACATTACGGTTCGTGGAACATCACTTAACGCTGAAGTTAGAACAATTTCTAGTCAAAGCATAAGCGGTAATGAAATTCCGTTTATTGATGAAGGATTTACTGATCTCAACATTAATACACCAAATTATTTTGATTCACCAAGAATGATTGCCTCTAAGGTAAATGAAACTGAAAAACTTGATAATATCCCAGGAAACAAATCTATGAACATGAGAATGTTCCTTGGAACCGTTGATACAAGAGTAAGTCCTGTTCTTGATGCTCAAAGAGTCTCTGTTATTACAACATCAAATAGAGTCAATGATGTAGTTACTAATTATGCAACTGATGCAAGAGTAAATACTCTTAGAGAGGATCCTACAGCATGTCAATACATTTCTAAAGAAGTTGTATTGGAAAATCCAGCATCTTCATTGAAAATTCTTGTTTCTGCACACGTAAATGCCCTATCTGATATTAGGGCACTTTACGCAATTAGTGATAAAGAAGGATTTGATCCTATCTTCCAATTGTTCCCTGGATATGATAATTTGAATACTAGGGGTCAAGTAATTGATTCTAGTTTAAGTGATGGTCAAACTGATACTAAGGTTATTAGATCTGATAACTACAATTTTGATAGTTTGAATCTTGATTACAAGGAGATGACATTTACTATCGATCAACTTCCTGCATTTAGATCATATAGAATTAAACTTCTGTTGACATCTACAAGTCAGGTGTATGTTCCAAGAGTTAAAGATTTAAGAGTTATTGCACTTGCATAATGGAAAAGTACACAGTAAAGGGTCACTCCGATTTAGCGAGAGACCCTAATAACGGTTCTATCGTTAATGTAAACAAAACTGAATATGAGCAGTATCTTGCAAGACGAGATGTAAAAAATGAAAAGAATCAAAAGGTACAGAACCTTGAAGATGAACTTGCTAACATGAAAGATGATATTAATGAAATAAAGTTTTTACTTAAGGAGTTAGTAAATGGACCCAAATGATATAGAACTTTCTAATCTATCTAAGAGTTTTGCATATCAAAAGTTGGCATCTGAGATAGATAGTTGTGATGATCGCGATGAACTTAGAAATATCGCAAAATCATTTATCAAACTTTATTATAAACAACAGGAAACAATGTCAGTAATAGGTATTCCGAATGTCCAGTAATAATATTACTTTTGACCCAGATTCTGGAGTCCCATTTGGTGCAAATTTAAGCATCTATACTGGTGGAGACTTTAAAGCAAAATTCAATGTTTTAAACACGGCTAGTTCTGCATTTAACCTGACAGGTTACTCGGGATCTGCTCAAATCAGAAAGAGCACTTCAATAGGTTCCACAAGCGTTGCTGCAGCAACCTTTACAGTTGGCATCACTAGTGCTCTTAGTGGTGTTATGGAGGTTTCTATGGGGTCTACAGACACAAGAAACCTCGCTGAGGGGAGATATATGTATGATGTGCTAGTAAGTTCTGGAGCAACTTACTACAATATCGTGAACGGAAATGTGTATGTATATCAGGGTATTTCCTCTGCTCCATAAATACTTAAAAAGTAGTGAATAGATGGCACAACCTGCAAGTAGGACAGACCTCATAAACTATTGTAAAAGACAGTTGGGTGCTCCTGTCTTAGAAATCAATATTGCTGATGAGCAAGTTGATGACTTAGTTGATGATGCACTGCAGTATTTTCACGAAAGACACTTTGATGGTGTAGAACAAACTTATTTAAAATATAAAATTACTCAAGCAGATATAGATAGAGGTCGTGGTAGAGGTGGTGATAATCCTGTTGGCATTGTAACTACTACTGCTGAGGCAACAATTGCAGGAACTGCCACTACCTTTTCATATGAAGAAAACAGCAATTATCTTCAAGTTCCTCCAGCTGTTATAGGCATCAATAAAATTTTTAGATTTGACGGATCTAACACTGTAACTAACAACATGTTCAGTGTAAAATATCAACTCTTCTTGAACGACATTTATACGTTCAGTTCAATGGAGATTTTGACATATGCAATGACGAAGAGATATCTAGAAGATATTGATTTTCTTCTTACCACAGAAAAACAAATAAGATTTAATCAAAGACAAGATAGATTGTATCTTGATCTTGACTGGGGAAGTGTGAAAGTTGATGATTATATAATCATTGATTGTTATCGTTTACTTGATCCAAATGACTTTGCTAGAGTTTATAATGACTCATTTTTAAAACGATATTTGACTGCCTTAATGAAGAGACAATGGGGTCAAAATCTAATTAAATTCCAAGGTGTCAAGTTACCTGGTGGAATTGAACTTAATGGTCGTCAAATTTATGATGATGCCGAGAAAGATCTTGAAATAATCAGGGAGCAAATGTCGAATACTTATGAACTTCCACCTCTTGATATGATAGGTTGATATCATGGTATTAAATCCCTTTTTTACTCAAGGCACATCATCTGAGCAGAATCTTGTTCAAGATTTAATAAACGAACAGTTAAGAACTTATGGTGTAGAAATATTTTACATTCCTAGAAAGTTCGTAACAGAAAAAAGTGTTATTCGTGAAGTGGTTCAATCGAAATTTGACCTAGCACTTCCATTGGAAGCATACGTAGATAATTATGATCAATATTCTGGAGCAGGTAATTTACTTTCAAAATTTGGAATTGAATCTAGAGATGAAGTTAGACTTATTATATCAAGAGAAAGATATGAAAATTATATTACACCTTTGATTGAGGATCAGGCAAATATCAAACTATCCACAAGACCAAAAAGTGGCGATTTAATTTGGTTTCCTCTGGATGATAGGATTTATGAAATCAAAGATATTGAATATGCAAAACCATTTTATCAACTACAAGATCTTTATACTTATGAATTATATTGCGAACTCTTCCGTTATGAGAATGAAGTTATTGCAACTGGCATCGATGAAATTGACAATAATTTAGTTGGTGATGATCCAGATGGCACAACAGAGGATGGAATTAATACGATTCAGGGTCCAACACAAACCCTAACACTTGTAGGGACTGGAGTTACTGCTACGGCTGTCACTGGCATCATTACGTCTGGTGGTATTAGATTCATCACAGTTACCAATAGGGGTGGAGGATACGGTGAGATTCCAACGGTTGCAATATCTTCAGCACCGTCAACTGGTATTACTGGTATTGCCACCGCAACTATGATTGGAGGTATTAATGTTTGCAATCAAAATGTTAATCCAATACTGCAATCAGTTCAAACTGTTCCTATCATCAATCCAGGTGCAGGTTACACCGTTGCACCTAAGATCAAATTCTTTGGAGGAAAAGGTGGCACGGGAGCAGCAGCAACATCAGGAATTGCTAATGGTATATTAGGAATAGTTACTGTTAGTAGTGGAGGAAGTGGATACACTACAGCACCAACAATTACTCTTTCAAATGAGGTCTTCTTGTCTGGCGTCTCAACAGCATCTGCCGACTTGATACCTGTTGTCAGTTCTGCTGGAGTCATCACTGAGATAAGAGTTACAAACGCTGGTATTGGTTATAGTATCGCTCCTACAATTACTATTGGATCTCCTGACATGGATTCTACTGGAGACTTTATATTCAATGAAGTTGTAACTGGATCAACAAGTGGAACAACAGCAAGAGTGAGAACATGGAACTCAACTACAAACGTGCTTGAAGTATCAAGTGTAAGCGGAACGTTTACGATAGGTGAAGATATTGTGGGATCCACTTCTGGCGCATCTCATGCTCTTAGAGTTGTTGATGTTGATGATGGATTTGCTGATAATTTCGATATAGAAACCGAGGCAGATAGTATTTTAGACTTCTCTGAAGGAAATCCGTTCGGTATTCCCTAAATAAAGTTAGTCAGACTACTTAATGTCTTAAGGTCACAACATGTTTGGATACTTTTATAACGAAATTTTGAGGAGGACTATCATATCCTTTGGAACCCTCTTTAATAATATAACAATCGAACAGGACAATTCTGTTTTAAAAGTTCCGCTTGCATATGGACCTACTCAAAAGTTTTTAGCAAGAATTGAGCAGTCACCAGATTTAAATAAACCAACGGCAATTACTCTCCCAAGAATGTCGTTCGAGTTTACTGGTCTTACATATGATCCTACAAGAAAAGTTACGACCACTCAACAATTTTCTGTCAAAGATCCAAATGATGGCACAGAAGTAAAAAAGGCATTCATGCCCGTGCCTTATAACATGCAGTTTGAGTTGTCGGTCATGACAAAATTAAATGATGATGCACTTCAAGTAGTAGAACAGATTCTACCATATTTTCAACCTGCATATAACTTGACTGTTGAGTTGGTTGAAACAATAAAAGAAAAAAGAGATATTCCAGTAGTGCTTGAAAATATCACTATGGAAGATGATTATGAAGGAGATTTCACAAAAAGAAGAGTTCTTCTTTATACATTAAGATTTACTGCGAAGACGTACTTGTTTGGTCCAGTTTCTTCTGCAACCAAAGACGTTATCAAAAGAGCAACTGTCAGTTATCTTACTGGCACAGATACATCAAATTCAGAAAGAGTTCTATCTTATTCTGTTGAACCCAGAGCAACTAAAAACTATACTGGTGACTCTGTAACTAACCTCTCTGATGATGTAACCAAAACAGCAAAAACAATCAATGTAGATAGTGCTAGTGGTCTCACAGCAAAAACATATGTTGATATTGGTGGAGAGGAGATTTATATTAAACAAATTGATGGAACAAAACTTTCTGTTTTGAGAGCTCAAGATGGCACTGCAGCATCAACTCACTTAAAAGGAGATGCTGTATTTGTTATCAATAGTTCTGATAATACACTTATTGAAGAAGGTGATGACTTTGGATTTAGTGGGTCAATCTCATGAGTTTTAACGATTTAAATGACACTTTCAATGTTGATGGAGAGATAGTTCCATCTACTGATAGAAAATTAAAAAAGATCACCTCTCAAGTAGATGATATTAAAAAAGATTATGATTACACAAGAGGTAATCTTTATTCTATAATTGAAAAGGGTCAGGAAGCAATAAATGGTATTCTTGAACTAGCACAGGAATCAGATCAACCTAGGGCGTATGAAGTTGCTGGGCAGTTAATAAAGAGTGTCTCAGATGCAACTGATAAATTAATGGATCTTCAAAAGAAATTGAAGGATGTTGAAGAAGATAAGCAGGTACGTGGTCCCTCTACAGTAAACAATGCATTGTTTGTTGGATCAACCGCAGAGTTAGCAAAGATGTTAAAGGACGGACTTAAAGAGGATCCTAAATAAAAAGGGAGAGAAATCCCGAAGTACAAAAGTTACTAATAAAATGTCGAACAAGGATTTACCTTCGATTGATGATTTTGCTGAAGACTTAGATAGTCTTCCATCAGTTGACAAATTTATTACAGAGGAAGTGCAGGAAGATTTACCCTCTGTAGAAGATTTTATTGAAAAAGAGCAAGAAATAATTGCGGAACAAACCATAACAATTGAAGATGCAAATGGAGAAACCTTTGCAGAAGTTCAAGATATAGTGCCTCCATGGCCAGAGTTGGTCAAAATGGTAAATGATATCAGGGCAGACATTCCTGATATTCCAGAGATTAAATATTACGATAAAGAATTAGAACAACTTGCTGAGCAGATCTCTCAGGTAAGAGGTGAGATTCCAGAAGTACCTGAAGTAAGGTATTACGAAAGAGAAGTAGAGGCAATTTGTGAGCAGATTGATCTTGTTAGATCTGAGATTAAAGATTTACCGGAAGTCAAATATTATGACGAACAGGTAGACCAGATTGAAGATAGAATTGATACTCTTCAAACAGAGGTTACAAATCTACCAGAAGTAAAATATTATGATGCTGAGATTTCAGCAATCTGTGAAGCAATTGACGCTGTAAAGGCATCTATTCCCACGTTTCCTAAGTGGGTTAATGAAGTCAATGAAGTTCCAGATTTTTCTTGGATCGGTAAAACCTTTAGTGTTATTGATGATGATTTTATCAAAGTCAATGACACAATCGACACATTAAAAGAACACGTCAAACTTGATATTAAGAACTTAGTTGAAGAAAATGAAGTAAAACATTTTGAAAACAGAGTTCAGTTTGGCACTGAGGTAAAAGATCTTGATACCAAGTTAGGAGAGGAAAAAGATAAAATTTGGAAGGAACTTCGTAGTTCCTCAATGAAAATTTGGGAATATCATAAAGAATTTAAAGATGATGATAGAAAGTTAAAGAAACAAATTCTTGGAGAATATAATAATTTAAAAACACAGATTGAAGAAAGACTTGTTAAGTATAATGTTGATAATGTAAAAACTGATGAGTTGCTGCTCAATTACTTTAATGAATTAAAAGAAGAAGTATCATCTATTGTAGTTCCAGAAGTTAAATATTATGATGATGATATTAAAGGAGTCAAGACAGAGTTAAAGGAACTCAAAAACCTTGTAAAACTTATAAAATCAGAGCAAAAGGAAATACAAGAAGGTT